TCTTTTCATTAGAAACCTCTTCTTCATTAGTGTAGTAGAACCATCTAGGCTCTCTTGCAGAAGATGCTTCTTGAGGTTTGTATTCTAAATTAGGCCAACAGCTAAACTTATAATCACACCAATAACATTCTTCACCTAATATTCTTTTTCCTGTAGGTACTTTACGAAACTTTTCTTCAACAGACTCAAAGCACCTTTTGAAAGGAAGATCTTTACCTAGTTTATCTACCTTATCTAAAGCCTCATCTATAGACTCTTGTACTTCTTCTTTAGTAGACTCATCTTGTAGGTAAGATATCTCACCGCTAGATTTATTAACTGCCCACCAACCGCCTACTTTCTTTTTAGCACCTTTAGAATAGAGATGTAATTGTGTTAGATAACCAAAGCTATCGTGAGATTTAAGACCATCAAAGGTTAAAAACTTATTTCTAAATGCCCAGGGGCTGCAGGATTTAATGTCGTCTACTTTATCATCAACATATAAATCTGTTTCTCCTGACATAGTTTCTGTAATATCTATTTTAGTACCTTCTTTGTAATCTACTCCAGATGATTTTAGTACAGCTTTTAAAATAGCTTCTACTGCATCACCAAAAGTTACAATCATTTTAAATGTGTAGGACTTATCTTCTGCCCTAGCACCTGACTTTGCTAATTGTAATTGACATAAAGGCCTACCTAAATTAGAAGGTCTTGGTTTAAAAGAAAAGTCTTGAGGAGTAAATTGTTTTTTTAAAGCAGTTCTAAAGTCTTCTACTGCTTCATCAATTATCTCCTCAGACATGGTTACCTCTCCTCTATTAGCAGACTCAAGGTAAGCTATTACTCTAGCTAAATTATCATCCATTACTCAGGCAGCACTTCACTAACTTCAATAAAATCAGTATCAACAACAGATGAATCTACATCATTTGTATATCGTTTAGCTTCGTAGGATCTGGCACGAATATTATCGTTATGATTACTTGCATACGTCAAGAAGGCTCTGTTAGTTTCCATATCTACATCAGTAAAAGGAACAGCTTCTGATGTTATAGTAGGTGTTACTACATACCAAGAGATAGCACCAGATTGTTCTAATTTAAAATTAAATTTACATTCATGTTTAAAAGGCATCTTTTTAGTTTTATAAAACTGGGACATAACATCACCAAAGTTTTTATATGTTCCTCTATTAGAGATCTGAAACATAACAGGTAGGTCACTAAAACTTACAGGATCTTTAACACCATCTACAAAACCATTCTCTACTCGGAGCATACCAAATACAACACGATATCTTTTAGCACCTCTCCACCAATTCTTACGGTCTTCTGAAAGGTTATCCCAATCATCTACTTTAAATTTACCACAGTTTACTCCACCCTCTTCATCAAGAGCTTCTTCACTAGGATGTTTTACAAAAACAGATTTGTTTACATAACGACCTTTTTGATCGTTGCCATCTTTGTCTTGAAAAGTTGCATTCTCATCGTATCTTTGATAAAAAAATCTTTGTTGAAATATTCTTAAATAAGCTTCTTCTGCGTATACTAAACCATGTTCTGGGTGGTATACTTTTATAGTACCATCAGGTACTTTATTACCTTCTTTGTTTCTTGCCTTATTGTTTACTGTTACACGAGGAAATCCTGGTGCTGATGCAGCAGATTGTTCAGCTTCATTTACAAAACCAAACTCACCTGCTATCTGATCGTAAGGTAAATTATCTATATCTTTTATTGTTAGTGCATTTTCGGTCATGCTATTCTCCTATCTATGTTATCTGTTATATCTAAATTCGTTAATTTGTCAACCTCTATTTCAGTCATATCGAACCAATCGTTACCTATTTTTAATTCTACTTCCATAGGTACATCTAAGTTAATATCAAACATCTTATCCATAGCAGGTGCTACACCCATCATGGCTTGATATATAAGCTTAGGAACGATATCTAACTCGTCTGGATGTATGTCAAGTACTATAGAATCATGTACAGTATTTATAAATTTACTCTTTAGTTTCATAGACTTAGTGATATTATTATATAGTACACAAGATAGAGGTACGAGGTCAGCAGTTGCTCCACTTTGTACAGGATAATTTTTTATCTTGGTTGCTTCGGTAACACCATTACGTAATCGTTTAACTTCTGGAAAAGCAAATTGTCTACCTGTTACTGTAGTTATTTTTTTATGTAGCATAACTTCTTCTTGGAGAGCAGTGTGCCATTTAGCTATACCGCTATACTTTACCATAAATGATTTGTTGTATTCCATCTCAGCAGCAGATCCTTTTACGCCACCATAGAGAGGCCTAAATGTCCTAGCCTTGGCATCTTGTCTAGAAGTCTTTTGACCTGCTTCTGTAAGGACCTTAGAAGTATAGGCATGTACATCAAACCCTTCATCTATTTCTTTACGACCTGTAGCATCATTACTCATCCATACAGCTATTCTAAATTCTAATTGTCCGAAGTCAGCTTCTAATATTTTGCCACCAGGAAAACGAGATACTACTGCTTTTCTTACAGTAGCTGTGCCACCACGAGGTAAATTTTGAAAGTTAGGGTTAGATGAAGATAGTCTACCTGTACCTGTTCTTACTTGAGATACCTGGGGGTGAAGAACACCGTTAATTACGTTTCTTCTTATGCCTTTACAAAAAGAATTAATATAGGTGTCAAGGGCATTGATACGTTGCATATTAGTTAAGAATTGATGTGCAACTTCTAAATTATGTTGTTTAGCAATGACCGCCAAGCCTGCTAATGTAGTTTTATCTGTTGCAAAACCATGTGACATAACTTGTTGTACATGTGTTGGTGTAAATTTAAAGCCTGCTACATCCTTGGTGGCATCATAAACATAGCCAGTACCAATGCAATGCTTACACATAGGCTGAATTTTGTATGGAGATCCATCTTTTTTTACCTTATATTGTTTCCCAGAACCATTACAATCAGGGCATTTTCTTACAGTTGTTTTACTAACAATCTTAGTCTGTTTTTTTATCTGCTGCATAAACTGTTGTTTAGGCATCCTAGGGCGATACTTTTTCTTTCCACTAGATGTAGTACCTATATTAAAAGTTTCAGACCAAAGCTCTTTATCTACAACACTTCTAGACCATATGATTTCTGACAACTGCTCAGGTGATGATAGATTATAAGGCCTATCTCCCATGACACACTTAATTATTTTAGTGTTTTGTATTGCTTTTTCTTTTCTTTCTATTTCATAATCAGACTGTACCTTATCAAGTATATCCATATCAATGCATATACCATTGCGTTCTATATCAATAAGTACATCTGCCATATCGTTAGTAAGCTCAACAATATTTTTCATACTACAATGATCATCGTCTTTTAATAGTTTATATTGAGTGTCGAATAAGTCACCACAAGATAGCAAGTCATATATATTATATTCTTCTACTATATCTTTTGGTATGGCCTCAAAGCCTGTACCATTTTTAAATAGTTCTTCTACTAATTCAGATTTCTTTTCTGTAACACTCCATCGTTTACAAGATTCAGATAAAGACAATGCTAATTTTTGACCACGAGCATATATGTATTCAACAATCATGGTATCCCATAGCTTGCCATCGTATTTAAAACCACACTCTCTAAGCCAGGACAAATCAAATTTAACATTATGTGCAATCAATAATGTAGTCTTGTCGAGTATGTCTTGTAATTCTTTATGCGATTTTTTTATATCTATGTTAGGTAGTTCGTTGTGATTAAACCATATAACTTTTCTTTCTTCTGGTTTGTCTACAGGCATAACACCTACGCATACCATATAGTTATCTGGCTTGTAAGGGGAAGGACTTTTATTTGAAACTGTTGTTTCTATGTCTAATACTAATTTCATTATGTTACCTTATGTGTGAAGGGCAGGCAGAAATAGGAATAAAACTACCTACCCTTCAAGTCATCGGATAGAGGACTATAGCTTAACCTGAGCCTGCTTTAATGCAAATTCAAGTTTCTTTACTGTGTGCAATAGACTGTTTATATAGTCTTCTTTTTCTGCAGCGTTAAGAGGCGAAACCACTACAAAAATTTCATCTATAATATCTACTACTTCGTTACCAGAAAAGTTACTTAAACCGCTAACAACATCACTCCATACAGCAACACTGCTTAAAGGCTTAGACTTAGCTTCTATAATAATATCAGCCTGTTCTCCAACGATGTCAACTTCTTGTTCTGGAATTTCTATCTGACTAGGTGATGGGATAAGATCACCCTCGTCTTCAAAGACAGAAAACTCTTCTAAAACATTTGAGTTGACAGATAAGTCTTCGACACTAGGTAAGCTTTTGGGGGGGACAGTACCTTCGTCTAGACTTAAATCTTCTTGTGGTTCATGTATAACCACCTTAGATTTCCGTAATCGTTTTAGAGCTTCTGAAATAGATTTTACTTCATCTGTCTCAATCCAATCTAAAACTTGTGTGCGACACACTGCAATCTTCCTATAGTTGTGTGCCATTTGTCTACTAAATGGTAGGTTTTCAGTAACCCAGGATGTCCATTTAATACCATTAAGACTGCAATGATCTTGTGCTTCCATAAGCAAGTCACCAATTTCAATAGCAGTTACTAATGTCTTTTTAACTAAGCTCTGCATAGTCATAGCTTTGTTGTTTATTAAGGAGCTATACTCGTTGAGTACAGGATCTACTTTAATAGGTAGTGGTTTATTCATATCTTTCTCCTAGTCTCTAAATCTTGCTGTGTCAGAATCGACAACGCATACCCAACGATCTTGAACACCGTTAATTTTATTCTTAACAACATTTACCCATCGTTGGTTAGTGTCACCCTCTTCAATGTTTTCTTTACCAAAGAGGACTATTAAATCAGCTTCACCTGCCTTACCTGTTTTAGAGCCTGTCATCATGCCATAGTGTAGCATTGTCTTGCCCTCAGCTTCTGCAGATAACTGATTAAATCCTAAAAATACACAATCATATCGTTTAGCAATAGATCTTGCTTGACCATACAATTCTGTTAAACGAATATCTTCACGAGCAAATGATCCTGACATAGGTACTTTATCAAGTATATCAACACATACAATATCAGGTCTTTCCTGCTCTACTTTCATCTCAATCTGACCTAGTGTCATCTGGTCACCATCAAGTACAATAAGATTGTCACGAATCTTTTTCCATAAAGGTTTTAACTTTTCGTTTTTACCTTTTAACTCACGAGTTACTATACCTGATGCAGAAGATAGCATTCTATGAGTATGTCTTTTAGGCAACTCTTCATTCGTAATACATAATACTTTAGCACCTTGATCTAGGAATCCTCCTGGACCTGCAACAGAGTAATGCCAGAACATGGACTTACCTACATTAGGCCTAGCACCACATATAGCTAACATACCTCTTTCAATACCAGGTACTCTTGCGTCTAACGAGGGGAGGTTGAAAGCAAAAGAGTACCCTTCATCCATACCACTTAATAGTGAATCAACGTCTAAGTTTAGCTCACGTTTATCGCTATGGTCTGTGGCAGCATGAATAACTTTTAATTCTTCTAACTGACGAATTACAGGATAAGGATCGTAATGCTCACCCTGTACAATCTTAATAGCTTCTTGAGCTACTTGTCTTGCAGATTCTTGGATAGATAGTTTTCTTACCATGTCTCTGGCAACGTCTACACCTATATCTTCTACCTTTGAAAGGTTAGTAAAGATAGATTGTACTTGTGCTGCCTTAGCTGATGATAAATCAGGATGAGATGTAAGGTAATGTTTTTCTACCTCAGTTATAGTTAAGTCTCTATCGTATGTATCATAAGCTGAATAGATAGCATCCTTAATTGATTTTGTTCCGTTCAAGAAGACACTATCTGCTACATCTTTTACTTCCCTTGCAAAAGTTCTATCTGTGACTATCTTCTTTAATAGTTCTCTATATACGTCTGTTGTACTCATATCCTATTTCCTATTTGTAATTCATTCATTGCTTGCTCTTTACTAAAATATTTTAAATCATCTCTAATCATAGCGATTCTACAATTAGTATATACACTCATAGTCTTCTGGATGTCAAATGATTTTGAATAAGCATCTGGATCTAGTGCTACAATAAGTGTATCAAACTGTTTTAAAATACCTACATAACTTTCAAGTAATGATGTTCCTAATAGAGCAATGCCTGTACAAAAAGGTGCGACTGTAGTTGCTGATGTAGCATCTTCTACAATCACTCCTGTAGTGCCACTGCCTATCATGTAAGGGCATAGGCCATTATCATATCTATACCACTTAGGTTTTTGATAAGAGTTCAATGACCTTCCCACTGCTCCTACTACTTCATCTTCATGCATTATAGTAAACACTGCACGATGCCTTTTGATGTCATAGCAAAATCTTTCTTTATTTTGTAAGTATCCTTCCATACAATTATACTTCTCCAGGTAGTTCATAGTTTCTTTTGAGCGATTAGCTTCTACGAAATACTCTGGTAGGATAAACTTTTCTTTTTCTTCTTCGATGTCAAACGTATTTGACACAATTCTTGATAAGTCGTCTACAGTTAGATCTTCTTCTGTATTTCCTTTAGCAGAACAAGAAGCACTGAAACAATTCCACAATAAAAAACCCCTCCGTTTAGTTATCGAAAGGGTTTTAGTATGGCCGCAGAAGATACAATCTATTCTTTTGTTTGTACCTTCATCTAAATCTAATTCTTTTATCTTCTCTAATTGATTGTATGTTCCGTTGTACATCCTATAATGGGGTAGGTTTTATATATACCCCCTCTACCTTGTTAGGTAGTAGTTATACTCACGAAATTTCATCTGTCAACTACATTAGATATTTTTTTATTTGCAAGCATTACGTTACGCATTGAATTATGTAGATGTTCCAGGCACTCAAGCTCTGCAGCACCTTCTATATCTTCTGATCTTACTAACTTACTTTGTATAGATTCAATAGATTTAAATACATCTCTCAAGTCATCTAAAATATTTTTCATAATTATTCTCCCTCTAATTCTATCTCACTAGTGTAGTGTTTATATACACCTCTTCGAGATACTTTCCCATGGACAAGCTGTATCGTAATATCGTCTCTCACCAGAGACAATCCTGAACAATATATTACAAATATTAAATTAACTATAATAGCTTTTCATATATTCGACACAACAAACCCCATAAAAAAACATGGCAACTAAGGTTTATTTTAATTGCCATGCTCACACATATAAGGATGTTCTTACATATATACGTAAACTTTCTGTAAAAACAATCTTGACATTACGATTTATTTATTAACAAACACTTGCTATTGAAGATGCTACATTAGCTTTAAAGGCTGTAGCCAAAGCAATAAACATCATAAATAACAGTATGTTAGATACATTATTAAGTATTTTCATCATAGTTCTCCTTGTTGTTTTTCTTTCTGTTGTACTTCTTTTTGTCTGGAACAACCCTAGTATAGGTACTTTGTTTCTCTCTAACTACCCTAGGTTTGTTTATTTTGTCTTTCATCTTACCAATGCCTAAGCACTCCTGCGACTATAAAAAAGCAGGTTATCCAGGTAACAGATCTTTCAATTAGTCTTACATACAATCCAATCTTTGCGTCACGTTGCCGCAGAATTGCAGTCTTAGGTGTATCGTCATCTGTCTCACCTATAGGATAGTCAATAGCCCTTGCTAGTATTTTTTCTAAAGCATTGTACATTAGTTTAAATCCTTTGGATCTATATCTTCATCTTCTAGTTTAATTTTCTCTAAGTCTTTTAATACAGAAGATACTTCTGGAAACATTACCTGCATAGACGGAAAGTCAGACCAATTCTGTTCATCAAACTGTTCTACTAGTTTCCTAAAATCTTCTTGAGTAGTGTGTGTTCTCCAAACAGTAAGGCCTAAGAATATAAACAGACTAGCAACATCCATAGGATGTATTTTTTTTCCGTTTAATTGCAGTATGCATTCTAAAAATTTCATACTTATTTCTTTTACGTCATCCTCTGATAGGTCATCACTTTTTGTAAACATTTTTATTCTCCTTCCTCAATAACTCTTCTTTAAACTTTTTCCATTGTGGGGATGTAGTATCTACACGATCCTTTTTTAATTGTACAGTAATAAAATTATGTTCATGTTGTGGGTTAGTCATTTATATCTCCATGTTTTTTAGTATGTGTTCAATAACTCTTACAGTAAATCCGTTACCAAGCATTTTGTATCGCTGTGTATTTGATACTCCATCGGTGTAGTTATCTGGTACAGTTTGTAATCTCTCGCATTCCAATGGTGTAAGCTTACGCCAAGTTAGTTCTTCTTCTTTAACAGCAACTTTAGGTTCTCTATGTCCACCACCCATTGTTGTAAGTGTTGGCGACTTACCATTTTCTGAGTACACTCGCTTGATAATATCAAAACCTTTTAAGTCTGCGGTAGTGCCAACTTGTTTAGGTGTATCGTAAGTAGGAATCATTGTCCTTTGTTTTCGTTCAATGCTGTTCCAGGCGACAGCACCTTGATAGGTAGCAGTTAAAGCATAAGACTTACCATCCTTTGTTGTCATCTTCTTTAGCTCGTCATTTGCTTTTTTACTAATGTAACCATTCGCATAGCCATGCGTTCCTGCAGATATCGTTGGGGATTTTTTATCTATATCATGTATTGTATTGCATTGACTTTTATAGTCAGGATTTAAT